TGATTTACAACACAACTACTGATGGTGGTTCAAATACTACTGATGCAGTTGCTGTATTAGATTTTGGAAGTGATAAAACTGCAACATCTGGAACATTTACAATCCAGTTTCCTGCGTTTACTACTTCTGCTGCTATCTTAAGAATAGCATAAGGATAAGAATGAATGTCAAATGCGTGGGGTGCACTTAGTTGGGGACAAGGTAGTTGGGCAGCACAAGGTGATGTCGGATTAACTGTTTCTGGAATAAGTGCAACCTACAGCATTGGCAGTGTATCCGCTGCAGGTATTATTCAAGTAGGTTGGGGTGGTGACACTTGGGGAGAAAATGAATGGGGAGATCTTTCTGGATCTGCACCAAATGTAACAGGTGTTCAATTATCTTTTTCAATCGGAAATTTACAATCAGTAACGGGTGACGCAAGTGTAGATGTAACAGGCTCAACTTTAACTGCAACAAACGCAGGTGCTACAGGAGGTACCTCTGTTATTCAAATTGTTACAGGATCTCTTGAATCAATTGGAGTTGGAACTGTATCTACTCCTATTGGACAAGAAATTGACGTAACAGGACAACAATTAAATTCAGGAATAGGTTCTGTTACAGTTGATGAATCTACTCTTACTGGAATAGGTTGGGGTAGAAGAACTTGGGGTAACTTGGCCTGGGGTGGAGCATTCTCCGCACAAGCAGTTGGTCAAGAACTTACTTCTACAATTAATTTCCCAGCAACAGCTGCATTTACAGATGTAAATGTTTCAGTGACAAGTGCTGGTCAATTGACAACTACTTTCGCTAGTCCATCTTTTTCAATTCAAATTGACCAAGATATATTTGTATTAGCTTCGGAAGATCAGCTTGATGCTTTAACAACAGCCTCTACATTTACTGCAGATGCTAATGTAAGTGCTACTGGTATCCAAGCTACGATGTCTGTAGGAACTGCTGTAGGTGGTCTTAAAACTCCAGTAGATGTTACAGGTATTCAAGCTACAATGACCCTAGGGTCTATAAGCTTAATTCAATCTACTAATGAGCCAGTTACAGGACAACAGTTAACAATGACTCTTGGCCAACACGCAGATATACCAGGTCAAATAATTGGTGTAGGAGGTTTACAATTAACAAGCTCTGCAGGCTCTGTAGTAGCTGTAGGTAATGCGAGTGTTGACGTTACAGGCATACAGTTGACAGCTTCAGTAGGAAGTCCTATTATTACTGCATGGGCTGAAATAAATCCAGGAGTAAATAATACTTGGACTGAGGTTGATCGGGCTGCTTAAATGAGGTATTATTTAAATTATTTAGGAGATAAAAATTATGGCATCTAGTTATTCTACAGATTTAAAACTCGAACTAATGGTAACCGGTGAAAACGCTGGTACATGGGGAGATAAAACAAACACAAATTTAAATGTAATTCAACAAGCTATCGCTGGTTTCGAACAAGTAACACTTTCAAGTGGTGGTACTTTAGCACTTGTAATGTCAGATGGTGCGTTATCTAACGCAAGAAACATGGTAATTAAATTTGCGTCAGCAACTATTGCTGCTAGTACAATTTGTACTATCCCAAATTCAATAGAAAAATTTTATATATTTGATGCAACAGGTTTAACTAATCCAACTAACCTTACAATTAAAACTGCATCGGGTACTGGATTTACTTTAGACCAAGCAAAAATTTACGCAGCATATTCTGATGGAACAAACTTAAACGAAATTTCATTAGACTCTTTAGGTGGAACTGTTGCTGCTGCAAATATTTCTGGAACAATCGCAACCGCACAAATTGCAGACGATGCTGTGACTTCAGCAAAAATTGCTGATGATGCAGTTGTCACTGCAGCGATCGCTGATAATGCAGTTGCAACAGCTAACATTGCTGACGATGCTGTAACCGCTGATAAATTAGCTAACACTGCAGTAAGTGCAGGAGATTATACTGCTGCATCAATTACAGTTGATGCTCAAGGAAGATTGACCGCAGCTTCCTCTGGCGCGGGCTCATCTAACTTTCAAGTGGTAAGATTTCAAAATGGTCCCGTATCTGGAACTTATACTGCACATCCTTCAGCTACAAAATTTCAAGCATATCTATCTGCAGGTGGTGCAGGTGGGGCAGGAAGAGGAAATGCTGGTAATGGCGGTAGTGGCGGATCCGGTGGATTTGGTTTTTTTGCAGGTCCTGTTTCTGGCGGAACTGGGTATAGTTTTTCTGTTGGTGCTGGTGGAAGCAGAGGAACTTCAGGTTCCAATAACAACCCTGCACCTTCTGGAAATGCAGGTGGAAACAGTAATATTACAAACTTAGCTACTGCAAACGGAGGCTCCACTGGAAATGGAGGAAGCTCAAATGGCGGTGGGGGCGGAGGTTCTTCTGGTAGCGCACCAGGCGCAACAGTTACCGATGTAACTAGAAATATTTTATTTGGAGCAAATTCTCCCAATCCTGGAGGTACAGGAAAAGGTGGAAGTGGCGGAACAGCAACAGGCACTCCAGGAAACAATGGAAACCCAGGTAGTATATACCTAATAGAGAATAGTGGATAATTATTATGGCTTATTTAATTTTTAACGAAAATGATTTATATAAAATAGCATCTTCTGATGAAAAAGTTCACATGAATATTGAAGATGTTTTTTACAACGTAAAAACTGTATCGGACTCTGATTTTGATAATGTAAGAAAAAATAAAAAATCAGCTAAAATGTCTGGCGATACTATTGTTTATGAAGACATAGTTACTTCATTTGTAGATGAAGAAAGTTTACAAAAACATATTAATGAAATTGTTGCTCAATTAGAAATGTTTTTAGATTCTAATCCAGATAACCCTATGTTTAGTAATTTAGAAACTTACAAAAATGTTTTATTATCTCAAGATTTATCAAGTATTACTTATCCTTTAAATAAAACTTGGGAAGAGTATTGCGTTGAAAATTCAATAACTTATTATAGTCCTTTACAAATACCTTAGTATAATATATTTCTTTTCACAAAAAAGATTTAAGATATGTTATCTAATATTATTGAGTTTAGTTCAGATGAATTAATAACCAATCAAAAAGATTTAAGACCTATACCCTGTAAATTAAATATACCTGATTGGTATAAAGAATTAGATCACACTGCTACATTACGGACAATAAAAGGATGTATGCCTTTTTTAGATACATTAACAACAGGTTATATATTAAAAATACCAAACGATTCTTATTTAGCTCATAATATTATAGATTCAGATACAGATGAAAAAAAATCTATATGGGAAAGTCCTGTAAATACTTTACCAGAAAAATCAAAAGAAAAAATAAATATAAATGTAAGCGGATTAAGCTCTTATCACCCAATAGAACAACTTGGAGAAAAATGTCCTTTTGTTAAAAAAAACAATGGGTTTTCTTTTTTAAAAATTTTAAACCCCTGGTTTATAAAAACACCTCCTGGATATTCTTGTTTATTTTTACCTCCTTTAAATAACCAAGATGATAGATTTTCAATAATCCCAGGTATAGTTGACACAGATACATTCGATTATGAAGTTAATTTTCCTATAATTATTAACGGTGATAAATACCCTATTTTGAAAACTACTATAAAAAAAGGAACACCTTATGTGCAGGTAATACCTTTTAAAAGAGATGCTTGGAAATTAAAAATTAAAACTAAAGGTGAAAAAGAACTAATAAAACATAGATTTAATTTTATGAAAACTTTATTACATAATTATAAAAATAACTGGTGGCATAGAAAATCGTGGAAATAGTTAATAATTATATAAAAGTATTTGATAACATTCTTGATAAAAGTGCCTTAGACACGTTTACAAAGATTTGTAAAAATAATCTCAAATACGACCCTAGTGCTATTATAAATGCTGATGGTTCTCAAAGTGTAGATTCCTCAATAAGAAATGTTATGGGATACACTTTATCAAACATAAATGATTCTAGTTTAACAAATGCTCATTGGGCTTCGTTTTTTCTTGGATGTTTTTCACATTATCTTAAAGAATATAATAAAAACTATGATGGTTTTGATCTTAATGTAAATATAAACGACATGCAGGTTTTAAAATATAGTGAAGGAGGGCACTATAAATTTCATATTGATGATGGCCCCTCAGCACCTAGAACTATGAGTTTAATTTATTTTGTTAATGATAACTATGAGGGTGGTAATTTAAATTTTAAACTATTAGAATCTAAAAAAATTTATGAAATTAAAAAAGTATCTAATAGATTAATTATTTGGCCTAGTAATTTTATGTTTCCTCATACAGTGACTCCAGTTACAAAAGGAGAAAGATTTTCGGTGGTGGCATGGGCAAGATAAGTAAAGATTTTAATTTTGTTAAGATAAAAAATTTTTTAGATAAGAGTGAAATTATTTTATTAAATAAATATTGTCAAATTAAACACAGACTTAATACAACAAATTTTGACTTTAAATTTAGTAATACTTATGACACAGCTTTTTATGGTGATCCAGCAATGGAATCTTTGTTGTTGACAAAACAAAACCTAATAGAAAAAAAACTTAATGTAGAATTATTACCAACTTACTCTTATTGGAGAATGTATACTAAACATGCCATCTTAAAAAATCATAAAGACAGGCCTTCTTGTGAAGTAAGTTTAACCGTTCATATTGGAAACAATGGTCCTGATTGGCCAATATATATGGAAAACGAAAAATTAATAACTAAACCTGGAGACGCGATTATTTATCTGGGTTCTAAAATTAACCATAGACGAGATGAATTTTTCGGGGATTGGCATACTCAATGTTTTTTACATTATGTTTTAAAAAATGGTAAATATGCAAATAATTATATGGATAAAAGACCTTATTGGGGAATAACAACTATAGAGGAACAAAATGGATTTTAGACAAAACCCTAAAGATGGTTCATGTGACTTAAATTTTTCAGATGAAGAAATAAAAATTATTATTAAACATAAAAAAATACATTTCGATGCTATGTCATTAAGGCATTTTGGAAATTGTTTAATAAGAATGGTTGCTGAATGGAATATGAATTTTAATGAGGATATTAAAAATCTATCAACTAATGAAAAAGATGTAATAAAAACTCATGACAATACAAGTAGAAAATAACTTTCTAACTAATAAAGAATACTTTATTACATTTAAAAAAATTACGGACAATAATTTTCCGTGGTTCTTAGATAAAAACAGTGGTAATTTTTTTCATAATCTAGTTGAAATAAATAATGACAAAAATTTTTCTAGTCCTTTTATTTCTTTGCTATCACCAATAGTAAATAAATTAAAAATAATAAAAATTATAAAAGCTGATTTAAATTTATACATTAAAACAAAATCAATTGTTGAGGAAGAACCTAATGAAATAGTAGATATTTATGACACTAGTTTAACTAGTTATTATTTTTTTAATAATGCAAATGGCTACTTTCAATTAACAAACTACGAAGTTGTTGATTATCAAGAAAACAGAATTTTAACTTTACCCTCTAATTTTTCTAGATTTAAAACTTCTCATACTGATATTGATTATAATATTATACTAACAATTAAATATAATATTTAATTGTATGTTAAAACAAAAAATAGAAATACCCTCTATAATTTTGCATACAAAATTTTTACCGCATGAACTAATAAAAAATGATTTATTACAAATGTTTGAAGAAGATGTAAGAAAAAAATACGTAGTAAAAAATAAATCATCTTCTGACAATATTAAAACTGATTGGCCTGATAGTGCTAACATGAATAGAGCTTGGATTAAAAAATATTTACCTAAATTACAAAAACATTTTAAAGATTGTGCTAATGAACTGGGCTTTGAAGATTTTATTATAATGAACATGTGGTATCAACAATATCAATTAACAGGAACTCATGGTTGGCACGTTCATTTTCACAACTACACCGGTGTTTATTATGTAGAGTTTGATCAAGAAGAAAATCCAAAAACAGAATTTTTATACCCTCAAAATCAAAATAAAAGTTTTACAATTGATATAAAAGAAGGAGACCTTGTAGTGTTTCCAAGCACTATAATTCATCGTTCTGGAATAAATTTAAGTAATAAAAGAAAATCTATAATATCTTTTAATTTAAATTTTACAAAACAATTAAATGTTTTTAACAATAAATTTTTTTCAGATATAGTTAAAGTTTATTAAATGATTGTTTGTGGATTACAAATAGGCAGTGAACCTTCAGCTTGTATTTTTCAAGATGGTAAATTAATTTGGTATAACGAAGAAAGAAAAATAGTTAGAAGAAAACTTTTAATGGGTCCACCGTATGCTTGCATAGAACAAATATTAAATTTAAATATTAAAATAGATTTAATCACGGTTTCTTCTTATAATTACGATGAAATAGAATTGTTTAATTTAAAAAGCTATTTAGTTTTTAAAAAAATTATATCTTTAGATACTGAAGTATTTTCATGGCACACTCCTCATCATGTAAATCATTTATTTAAAGCCTATGTAGATTCTGGTTTTGACAAAGCTAGAGTTTTTGTAATAGATGGCAGAGGAAGTGACTGGTATTTAGAAGATAAAAGTCAAGGTTATGAAACAGCTTCCGTATTTGATGTAGATAAAAATAATGTAAAATGTATTTATAAAAATGTTTTTTGTAAAAATGCAAAACAAAATATTAAAGTTAATGTAAATTTTAATCATAACTATAACAAAAATAAAATAAAAAAAATATATCCTCCTTTAATAGATAATAAAACTATATTTGAAGTTTCTAATAAGTATGGATTAGGAAATTATTATGGAGCTGTTTGTAAAAAATTTGGTTTTGATAATGAAGAAGGTAAATTTATGGGTCTACAATCATACGGAAAAGTGAATATTAATTTAGATGTATCAAAAATAGAAAATATAGATTTAAATGTTGACCATGCTGCGTCATGTCAAAAATATTTTGAAGAAAGTTATTTAAAATTAATAAAAAAATTTAAATTTAAAAATATGGTGTTTACTGGAGGAACAGGGTTAAACGTTGTAAATAATTTTAAATTAAAGAAACATTTTACTGATAGTAATTTATACTTTGAACCTTTATGTGGAGATGAGGGTAACTCGATTGGCTCTGTTTATTCTTATCTATATTCTAAAAAACAACCAATTAATAAACTAGACAATATTTATTTAGGACAAAAAATAAATATTAATAAAAATTTTAACATAAAAGAAAGATCAACTGATATTAATGAAATTGTAAACCTTTTAAAAGATGGAGAAGTTGTAGGATTAATTCAAGGAAGAGCTGAAGCGGGACCCCGAGCTTTAGGTAACAGAAGTTTATTATTAGATCCAACTATACCTAACTGTAAAGATATTATGAATGAAATTAAAAAAAGAGAAAAATTTAGACCATTTGCTATTTCAATTATTGAAGAAGTGGTAAATAATTATTTTGATTTTAAAAATATAGATAAGTCTCCATTTATGATGTATGCTCCTCAAGCAAAAGATAAAGCTAAAAATGTAATACCTGGAATATTACACGTAGACAATACTTGTAGGGTTCAGACTGTAAACAAAAAAGATAATTTTGTACTTTATAAATTATTACAAAATTTTAAAATTCCCATGATTATGAACACTTCTTTTAATTTAGCAGGATATCCAATGATCGATAGTTTTGAAGATGTTGTTTTTTCATTGAAAAATTCAAAATTAAAATATATCTATTTTGCAGATGAGGAAAAATTACTATTAAAATAGGATAATTTTATGGTTAGTCTAAACTTTTTAAAAGTTGTATGTTATAATTTCATATGCCTCTAACAAAAGTACAAATAGCACCCGGATTTAATAAACAAGTAACCGCAACAGGCGCAGAAGGTAAATGGACTGACGGAGACTTTGTAAGGTTTAGGTACGGACTACCTGAAAAAATAGGTGGTTGGGAACAACTTGTAAATGCTTCTTTAGTAGGTGCAGCAAGAGAACAGTTTGTTTGGGCTGATTTAGACGGCAGAAGATATGCTGCAATAGGCACAAATAAAGTTTTAATTATTTATTACGAAGATGCCTTTTACGATATAACTCCCTTAGGTACAGCTATAACTGGTTGTACATTCAGTACCGTAAATACTTCAGCTACGGTTACTGTTAACAAAGCAGCGCACACATTACAGCCTGGAGATCTGTTTACGTTTACTTCAGTAACACCTCCAGTAGGAGCTGGATACACTGCTAGTAATTTTGAAACAAATACTTTTCAAGTAGTCACTGTCCCAGATAGTGATTCGTTTACTATTACAATGGCTAGCGCAGCAGGGACAACGGTCAACGGATCTGGATCTGCAACAGTTAATCCGTACATTAGTGCAGGTGCTTTAGGTTTTACTTATGGATTTGGTTGGGGAACAGGACTATGGGGCGGAGGCCAACAAGTATTCGGAACTTTAAATGGTTTATTACAAGATGATACAGCAGGTACTGGAGGATCTGGAACCTCAGTTACTTTAACCTCTACTGCGGGTTT